GAGAAGCAGCGCAACGGCGCGTGGGAAGGCCGCGTCAAGCTGTGGTTCGACGAGGCCTCGATGCGGTTCGTGGACGAGCAGGGATCGGCTGCGCCTTACGTGCTGGGGGCGGAATGACGGACCATGAAGCGAGGGCCGACATGCAGGCTGAGGCCATGGACGCGGGCGGGATCGACGTGAGCTATGCCGCGCGTCAAGCCCGCCGCTTGCGCCATCTGCAGGCCACGGGCTACCCGATGACGATGGCGCAGCTTGACGTGCTGGCCGCGTGCGAGCGCCGCGTGAGACTGGCGGAGACGTTTGCCAACGCGAAGGAGATGCCACGTTGAAGATCTTCGCCATTGATCCCGGCACGACGCAAAGCGGCTGGGCGATCCTCGAAGGCCACTTCGTGCACGAGTCCGGCGTGAGCCCGAACGACGACGTGCTGCAGCGGATTCGCACGATCGGCGGCTACGTGCAGGCCGGGCTGGTGCAGCCGATGACGCTGGCCATTGAGCGCTTCGAGGCCCGCGGCATGCCGATCGGCGACGACAGCGTGCAGACGATCCTGTGGACCGGCCGTTTCGTGCAGGCGTGGCACTCGCCCGACGCGGTGCGGATGGTCAAGCGCTCCGAGGTCAAGCTGCGGCTTTGTGGCACGACCCGGGCGAAAGACCCGCACGTGCGGCAAGCGCTGATCGACCAGCTCGGGCCGCCGGGGACCAAGAAGGCGCCGGGCGTCACCTACGGCGTCGCATCGCACGCATGGGCCGCCCTGGCGGTGGCGTTGGTGGCTTTTGGGCAAAGGATGGAGGTGTGAGGATGGCTGCCGAGGTTACAAAAACGAAGCGAAAACCCACGGGTGCCGCCGCCATGGGCGCGGGGCCGGGGCGTCCAAAGGGGTTGATGAACAAGACCACGCGCGAGGTCAAAGAGATGGTCCTGCAGGCCCTCGAAGGTGCCGGCGGCGTCGAGTACCTGAAGCAGCGCGCATCCGATCCGCGCACGGCCAGTGCGTTTCTGACGCTGGTGGGCAAGGTGTTGCCGCTGCAAGTGACAGGCGCTGACGGCGGCCCGGTGCAAACCATCGCCCGGATCGAGATCGTGCCGCTGCAGCCCAAGTGACCACCGCGCAGATTGCCATCGTTCCGAAGCTGATCCCGGTGTTCGCCGGGGAGGCTGACGTGCGCGGCGCTCACGGCGGCCGGGGCAGCGGCAAAACGCGGAGCTTTGCCAAGATGTCGGCGGTGCGGGCCTACGCCTTCGCCAAAGAGGGCATCGAGGGCGTGGTTCTCTGCGGCCGGCAGTACCAGAACTCGCTGGCCGACTCGTCGTTCGCCGAGGTCAAGGCCGCGATTGCGGAAGAGCCGTGGCTGGCTGCCCACTTCGACCTGGGCGAGACTTACATCAAGACCAAGGACGGCCGGGTGCGGTACGTGTTCGCGGGTCTTGACCGCAACATCGACAGCATCAAGTCAACGGCGCGCATCCTGCTGGCCTGGGTGGACGAAGCGGAGAGCGTCACCGAGAGCGCGTGGCAAATCCTCATCCCGACGCTGCGTGAAGAGGGCGAGCACTGGCACGCCGAGCTGTGGGTGACGTGGAACCCGAAGCGCAAGGGCAGCGCGACGGATAAGCGCTTCCGCCAGCAGGCGACAGCGCGCATGAAGATCGTCGAAGTGAACTGGCGCGACAACCCGCGGTTCCCGGCGAAGCTCGACCGCGAGCGCCGCGAAGACATGGAGATGCGTCCGGGCAGCTACCCGCACGTCTGGGAAGGCGACTATCTCCGCGTGGTTGAGGGTGCGTACTTCGCCAGCTACATCCTCAAGGCGCGAGAAGAGGGCCGAATCGGGGTAGTCCCGGCTGACCCGATCATGCGCAAGCGGGCATTCGTCGACATCGGCGGCACCGGGGCCAAGGCCGACGCCTTTGCCATCTGGATCGCGCAGTTTGTGGGGCTGCAGATTCGCGTGCTGGACTACTACGAAGCCGTTGGCCAGCCGGTGAGCGCGCATCTGCAGTGGCTGGCGAACCGTGGGCATACGTCGAAGACCACCGACATTTGGCTTCCACACGACGGCGACACGCAGGACAAGGTGTACGACGTGAGCTACGCCAGCGCGCTGCGCGAGGCGGGCTACGCGGTCACGGTCGTGCCGAATCAGGGCAAGGGCGCGGCGATGGCACGCATTCAGGAGGCCAGGCGCCTGTGGCCGAGCATCTGGATTCACGAGCCGACGTGCGGGCCTGGGCTTGAGGCGCTGGCCTGGTATCAGGAGAAGCGCGACGACGAGCGCGGCATAGGCCTGGGGCCGATGCACGATTGGTCTAGCCACGGCGCGGACGCTTTTGGGCTCATGTGCGTGGCCCACGAGCCGCCGACGGCGACCTGGGGCGCCCCGATCAACTATCCCGGCCTCGGCCGCATCGCATGAAGTCAGTCCAAGTGTTTTGCGACGGTGAAGAGTGGCGCCACGGTTATGCAAGATTGGTGTTCGAGTTCGACAGCGGCGAGAAGGTAACTGGATATGCCAGGATGCATTGGGCCATCACCGATCCAGATAGCACGGAATGCATACGCAAGCTGAACATCGAGCACGCATTTGTCGAGGCGAGCAAGGATGAAGAGTTTGCGCAGACCGGCGCTATCAGCAAGCAGACGCCAGCAGAGAGGCTAGAGCCGATGTTCGTGCTGCTCAACAACATTAAGCGCCGCCTACTCCACGACAACCGATGAGAGCGCTAGTGCGAAACTACGCCGCCGACCTACCCGAAGCGCTGCACGAGGCCGACGACATCCTCGCGCGCTACGGCCGGTGGGCAGCCAACACCGGGCGCGGTGCTCGCACGTGCGGCAGCGCCGAGGGCCGCTACCGTGCGAGCGGTATCGAGGCCCTGGAATCGCGCCGCACGCCTGCCGACGTGCCGCTGACGCAAGCCCAGCGCGTGGCCGCTCAGAGGGCGCTGGTGCGGGTGCCGGACTCCGAGCGTGCTGTGCTGTCGGTGCTGTACGTGCCGCGGCGGCAGTCCATCGGGCACCAGCTGCGGCTGCTGGGTGTGCCTGCGCGGCTGTCGGCTGAGCGGCATCTGCTGGGGCTGCGGATCTGGTGGAACCTGTACCAGATGCTCGCGAGGTCTTGACACCCTGCCCAAAAATGAGGCACACTGCCTGCACCTGGAGACGCCAGCGCCTGCGGATGCCTACTCGGCAGGCCGCATAGCCCGCGCGAAACCTTCAAGCCTTCGAGGCCCGCCCTAACCCGGCGGGCCTTTTTCATTTCCGGCGAGGACTGCATGGCCACGAAGAAGAAAATCACTGTCGATGCTTACTTGAGGCTTATGACTGCGTTCATTGCCGGCCTCGGAAAGCGCAAGGGCTGCTGATGCTGCAGCCCCCGGCGAGCGTGACCCACCGGGAAATGGGCCGCAGCGCGCGACGTGGACATCGAGCCCGACGCGCTGCTCCCGCGTCTAACAGCGGCGGGCGCGCGTAACCCATGGCGAAGAAAGAAAAGTACGGCAAGCCCGAGCTTGCCGCGCTGCTGCATAAGGAGCTTCGCCAAGCTCTGGGCGCACCGGACAGCGAAATCGCCCTCAAGCGGCTGCGCAACCTGCAGTTCTACCGGGCCGAGGCCGAGGGCGAGCTTTCCCCGCCGGCCGTGCCGGACCGGTCGAGCATCGTTGCGACTGACGTTGCCGACACCGTGGAGTGGATGCTGCCGAGCTTGGTGCGCGTGTTCGCCACCAGCAAGGACAGCATGCAGTGCAAGCCGAAGCACCCGCGTTATGCCGGTGCGGCGAAGCTGGCGCAGAGCTACCTCACGCACAAGTTCTGGGAGCAGAACGCCGGGTTCATGACCTTGTACACGTGGGGCAAGGACGCCCTTGTGCAGAAGGTCGGCACGGTCAAGGTCTATTGGGACAAGTCGCCCGAATCGAGCGAGGAGCCTTACCGCGGGCTGACCGCGACTCAGGTGGAAGACCTGATGGGCGAAGAGGGCGTCGAGGTGCTTGAACAGGCCTCGCGCATGGTCGAGGTCGAGGCGCCGGAAGGCGAGCCGATGCCGGTCGAGGTGTTCGACCTTCGCATCCGCCGCACGCTGCGCAAGGGCCGGTGCAAGGTGGAGCCGGTGCCGCCGGAGGAGATGCGGATTCACCGC